AAACAAACCCAATGGGTCAATGCCCAAAGGATCGTTGCTATTTGTGTCTGAGAACAGACCTAATGGATCACTCATTTTAAATCAACTCCAAATTTATCTTTGTAGGCCTTACGCAGTTGGTCAGCACCTACGTTAGGATACATTTTTTGTACATCTGCAAAAGAATGTCCACCCGCAGCAGGAGTTGCAGCAGGGGGTGTGCCTAAAGCAGGAGTAATTGTTTGTGTTGGCAAGTTAGCAGCAGCACCGACGTCAACCTTACCAGCCGCACCAGCATTCTTGAGGTTCATAGCAAGCTGCTCATAAGAAGCAGCCATACGCAGCAAACGCTCTTTCTCTGTTGGATCTGCTTCAACCATAGCAGCACCGTAGTAAGCTACAGCACCCTTTTCAGCAGACATTTTGCCAGTCTTAACTTGCTCATCAATGTTTGCAGTGCCTTGTTTTTTAGCTGCAGCAACAGATGCCCGAGCATCGGCAGCATATTTAGTAGCAGCGTCATGTCCACCAGCAATCTTCTCAGCAGACTTGCGTTGCATTTCAGCGACGTCATAAGCTTGGCGATATGCAGGACTATTGGTAATAGCAAACGAATACTTATCTTCTAAGAACTTAGTTAGCGTTTTACCATCCATTGAATAAAGCTGTTGCTTTGTTTGTGGGTCAAGGGGTAAACCCGCATTGATAAAAGCTTGTTCCATAACTGCATGTTTAGTTGCATCGGGAGCTGCTTTAATATCAGGTAGAGCACGACCTAATGTATCAATACGATGAAGGTCTTTTTCCTGGGCAGCCTTAAACTTAGCACTTTCAATTTCTTGCTGTTTAGCTTGAAGAGCTAACGGATTCATTAGCTTAGCTTGATCTGTTTCCATCAAGATTTTGTCCATCTGAGCTTGACGCATAGCTTGCTCTGATTTAGCAGCATTTGCCTCGTTACCCATTTGAACGCCTGCTAGGATCGAACCTCCTGCAGGGCCAAGTTGGTTAAACATGGTTGATAAGTCAGCCATATGATTCCTTATTTAGAAGTGGCAGTGAGTGCAGCCAATGTCAATGGTGTATTAAACATTCCATATTGATTACCCAATGCTTGGTTGCCCAACGCATTTTGACCAGACATCATGTTGCTCAAAGCGTTTGTACGGTATTGTGCAATCTTACCAGCAAACTCGTTAGCACGAGTGCCATACTGACTGTTACGACCAGCAGCAGCATCCTTACGGTCCATCTCTTGCTTGAGCAAGTTGTACTCAGGAGAACCTGGGGCATATGTATTCAAGATATCTGCACGGTTTTGGTTGTACATTTCTTTTTGTCGATTAGCCATTTGATTCTTGGCATACATATCGTACAAACTACCAGTAGCATAGATTGCTGGAATAGGATTCTTAGCAGCCCAATCACCAACAGAACCCATCATGTTACCAAGACTAAAACCAGAAGAAGTGCCAGGATAAGCAGCCATTTCTGTGGGAGAAACTGCTGCACCATAACCTTCAGCACCATACAGCGCAGCTTTATCTGCATTACCTGCAGCAAAGTTAGTACTCTGAGAGACAGGAGAAGCGTAAGGACCCATATCATATCCGCTTGCAGCAGGTACTAGGTTACTACCTTGAGAAATCGTGCTACCAGCAAATTGCGGTGCTTGTGAAGATGCAACATCTGCCATAGCAGCATCAGCACCCGTCAAAGCAGTACTAGTACCAGCACCACCTGCACCTGCTTCTAGTCCTGCAGCCACTTCTGGAGCAGCCGTGCTGCCTCCAAACATGGAACTTAAAGAACCTTCAGGAGCATAATAACCTCCTGCTAACAAAGCAGCGGTTTTCCAACCACCGGGAAGTGTATCTCGAACTGTGCGGTCTAAGCCAGCACCAAGATCACCTACCGTGTCAATTGCACCCTGGCCCCATTCACCGATAGTGCCAATTGGATCACTAAAAAAACTACCCCATCCCATAATATATTCCTTAAAAGTTATGCGTGAACTCGGTCCATCGTCACAATAAGTGATGGAGTGGCTGGACGAGTTGGGCTTGTTTGTGTGCCCGTTGCTTCAATTAAAACGTTTGTTGATGTTGTAGACCACATCAGTTCAACATAATCAGAAGCAGAAAGTTGAATAAAAAAGTTCCATGCCGGTAATGCTTGACCATTAACCGAGCCATGTTTACTTGGAACAGAAACCATTGAATTGGTTGCTGCTACATCCGTTCCATTCTTTCGTAACCAGATAGATACATCGTGAACCGATGAGTCTGCACTGGATAACTGAGCACTAAACTGAACGTTATACAAACCCGCACTGGCGGCAGTAAATCTAGAGCTACTAGCCACAGAACAACCATTGGTGTAGTCTGTGGTGTCCACTGTCATAGCATAGGCTGTGTTAGCAGCCGCTGCTGTCATTGATGCTGTATTATGCCAAGCACCATACTTAATATCGTTAGCAACGAGGGTTGCATATTCAGCAGCCGTAAGGTGATAATATTGACCTGACGTACCGCCTTGTAAGCCTGTTAACAGCGAGTGGTTCTTGTTCTGTAAGTCAGCAATAGAACTACCCGCTTTGTCCACTTGAGACCAAGCAACAGCTCCTGTTGTTGACAGGAGGGTGTACAACTGGTTATACCAAGAGACCCATGCAAAGTCACCGTTGTCCGCTCTCGTGGGTGGTGGTGGTAAACCAATAGCCATTAGTTACCCCCTTTGTTAATGTCCACTTCCATACCTTCTAAACGAAGCAGGTGAGGCAGAGCATATGTAAGTTTAATTGCTCGTCGACGGAACTGACCCAGTCGGAAGATAGCGGGTAAGTCTCCGTTAAAGATCAGAGCAACAGGTGTTGACCATGTCTTGTAGTCATCATCTGACCACGATACGTTAACTGTGCTGTCTACGTAAGTGTCATCTGGAACATCACCAACCAGAGTTAGACGGTGCATAAACTTGCGGTTCATGTTGTCAAAATCCAGTTTAGCAGAAATGGCTGTACAAGTAATTGCAGTTCCTGCATCTGTGTACTTCATTTCGTCCATTAGGTAAACCTTACCGTTAGACTTGTCTAAGATGTAAGCACTACCGTTAGGACCATCTGTACCCAAATTGCCAGTAAAGATACTTGTACCTGTTGCCCATTCATGCCACATTTCTGTGGAGAAGCTGTATACTAGGGTACGAGTTGTCAGACAAACGACATAACATTTCTGTCCAGATACTCGTACACAGAAGGCTGTAGCACTTGCTAGGTTACTACCCTCACCTAAGAGAGCAGACTTAATAGCAGGGATACCAATTTCTTTTTCTTTAAAGCCGTCAATGGTCCAGACAGTGTGTCCACCATTACCAGTTTCACCAATAAAGATTACTTCTTTTTCTGTTTGGATGACGGAGGCAGGAGCGACTGTACCAAATTGTTGCACCGCGCTAGCATGTCGAGCCAACGGAGACCCTGTAGCGTTAGCTGCGTCATAAAAGTATTCAACCGAGTTTGATCCAATAGCATAGATGTAGTTGTTGTTCTTTGACAAGGCCACAATCTTATCTGGGTACATCTCAGCAGAGATATACTCACCAGAAGTCCACAAAGCTGGGTCATCAAGGTTACTGTTGTAAATGTCTTGAGTACCAGACTTCGCTAGGAATAAATAACCATCCATAAAAACAGGATGTGGGATGTGTGGAGTAGGGAAGTCAGCATCCGTAATTTGTGTGTACGTACCTGGAGCTGAGAACACATATCCGTTAGTACCATCTACTAGTACCAAAGAAACCACACCAGTAGAGCTAACAAACTCTGTAAAACCTACTTGTCCTGTGGACGTAGACAGAGTTAACACCAGCGTACCGTTGTAGTAAACCTTGTTACCGCTTACGTTCATAATGTAAGAAGTACCGCTTACAATCCAGTTGTACATACCACGACCAACCGCAGCGTTGGTAGTGTAGGAAGTAGTCATGCCAGGACGACTCTTGATGTAGTACTTCTTCTGGTCACCAATGGCGCTAGTAACAACCTCCGTCATAAGGTTAATCAGACGGAAATCTTTGCTACCAGAAGTGTCGCGTTGTTGTGGGTTAGCAATAAAGTTAACCCGTTTTGTTTCATATGTCTGGATGACGGGTGTTTTACTGTAAGCCACGTTAAGTCTCCAAATGTTTGTTTAAGTAGTCAATACCTTTTTGCAGACGCTCTACTTTATCAAAAGCTTGTCCTAACATAGAATTACAATGAGTACAAAGAAGTGCTCTGACTTTTCCAGTTTTATGACAATGATCTACATTTAATGGACGAACATCCCCATTACGATTTTTATGAGTTTCTGGTTTATTACAAATAGCACAACAATTATTTTGATCTAAAATCATTTGTAAATATTGTTCTGCATCTAGATTATAATATCGTTTGACTGCTTGTAATCTACGACGTTCTATTACTTCTGGTTTTACTTTGTATGTTTCTTCATACTTAGTATAATATTCAGGATTTTTTTCCATAAAACGTTGTCGACGTTTTTGAGAACTTTCTTTTGCTTTTGTAGGATCTTTATAAGGCATTATCGTCCTACATAGTCAGGTTGGAAGAACATGCTGCCTTCTTCCATACCGAAGCTCAGGGCTGTTTGATGGAAGCGTTCAGCTTGTTGTGTTAGGAGTTGACGATCTTGCAGAGGAACACCATATTCAGGTGCAAGGCGGTCAGCTAAACCAAAGATCATTGCTTCTGTCCAGTAGGGAGGGAAGTCAATATCATCAGTAGATGCTGTCATGTCCTCAAAGGGACGCTGATAGCGAATAGTAATTGACGTTGTAGCATCTGCTGGCTTGGGCCACAAGTTAATTGTACCTAGCTGCATTTGCGGCTGGTAGTACAAGTTAACAGGAGTACCAGAAGAGAATGTCAACGGCAACTGATTGTAATTAGTGTCTGTGTAAACGTTCAGAGGAACGTTAGAAGTAGTGCTGTCACTACGCCATGCCTGAACAACTTTGAGAGGCATGGGTGTATTAAGAGCCTGGCTATTGCCAATTTGATAAGCAGCTTGTCCCACAATGGTAGAGAAGGTATAACTCTTCATAGCCCAAACAGGCATACCATCTGCTTGGAAACCCTTAATCATTGCGTTAAGGGCTTCCGCTGCTTCTGTCACTTGCGAAGTGGTAGGAGTGCTTCCACCAGACAACACAGCAAGCTTGCGAAGAGCAGCACTGATGATGGCGTCACGTTGAAGCTTCCATGTAGTTGTTCCCGATGTAGACATTTAAATCCTTACGCTTTGTGATATTCGGCTTCTGTTAAGATGCCAGGTTTGTATTTACCTTCAGGTTTGAAGATGGTCAGTTCTTGTTGGCGCATTTCAGGAGCAAAGCTAATGTGCATCCAACGTCCAAACTCATGGATCATCTGGTCAAACTTAATACCAGCTTTCTGTACTTCTTGGCAGAGTTGGTAAGGGGTTAGCTTAGAGGAGCTAACGTCAATTGCCCAACCGTCCATGTGGCTCGATACCTTGCTACCGCCAACGGCAACGTTAACAGCAGGTAAACGCAGCCAAGAGTTAATCTTCAATGGACCAGTAATGGCACGAAGAGCTTCCAGCTTTGCTGCCGCAGTCTTCATGTTCTCCAGTTGCAGGGTAGAAGGTTGATTGTCAATACCGTTACGAACCGCGGTTTCGCTATAGGTTGCTTCTTCTAGGGTAAAATGTTCGCTGAGATTCATTGTTATTTAGCCTTTTTTAATGCTTCATTTTTTTCTTTGCTACCTTGGCTAGAACCAAAGAAATAGCTTAAGACCTGTCCTGCTGCACTAGTAATAAAACCAAGAGCATAGATGATGATGTTTTCTTGACTACCTGGAATATCAATAAATAACAAGATTCCAATTAACAGAAAACAAAGACCAACAGTACCCAAAGCAAGGATAGGTACAACGAGTTTTTCAAGCCAATGTGCGTCAGGACTGGTTGCAATTGCCAAATGAGCTTTACGAGCTGAGTCACGATCTTGTATTTCTAATTCAAATTGTTTTAAATCTAGTTCAGCAAGCTTTAGTGCATCATCAGGATTTGCAGTGAGGTGAGCTGTAACAGCTTCAACGGTGTCTTCAACACCTAGTTTTTCAGCCATAGCTTTAACAGCCATACCGCCCAACGGGCCTGCAACAACTGTTGCTAGGGCAGGGGCAGCACCTTTTAGTAAATTTAATAGTTCATTCATTGTTTTGCCTTGTAGCACATTTCAACTGCATCCTTTACAATAATGTACAGGTACAGCTCAAACGGAAGTATAATAAAAAACAGCAATGTAAGTAGTATGAGAAAACTTACAAACGCGGTCTCGCTAGAAGAATTGCCAGAGTTAGTCCCCATATTTCCATCACCAATAGGGCCATCACAATGACCCATGCTATTCGTTGTCTTATTTTATTTACAAAACGTTCTTGGCGTTGTATTGCTTCTTTACGTTTTCTAATGTTTAATAAGTGCGTAACCTCTTGCTTCTCTTGTACAAGTCCAAACATCTCAACGACGTCGGTGTACAAAGCACCCAGCTCTGGAGGACTCTGATAAACCATTGTTTCCCTAATTTCCTTTTGTAGCTTTTCCATTGCTTTCTTAGCTACTACGTGATCTAGGGAAATATCAAGCAGCTCGTCAGGAGGTATTTCTTCTGTGTCAATACGTTCCTGCTGTGCTTTAATCTTCTTGTCCATGGCAATCATGCCCTTAAAGAAGACCTTTAGGTTTTTAATCAGTTCTTTCTTAATATCCTGTTCGTCTAACGCTTCTTTCTTAGGAAAGACCCCCTGGGGTGCGCTTGGTTTTACGTCAAGCATTGTCGTCTTGACACCAGAAGGCGTAGGGGGATTTTCTTTATCGGGGAACAGTTTAGACTTTAGGAAGTTCCATACACCAACAACTTCTTCAACGTGCTCTTTGGCTTCGTCAAAGGTTTCCTTGGCTTTTAGAACAACACCTTTATACTCCTTGTACAACTCACATCCCTGCTGTATTGCGGCAACAGCAGCATTCATTCCAGCAAGGATGGTTAAGGGCATATTAGCGTCCGTGTGTCATAAAGGTGAACACAATCCCGCCCATACCTGTAAGCAACACACCACATGCTGTGATAAGTATTGACTCCAGACGTTTAAGACGGGCATTAATTACTTCATATCGTAAGGCACAGATTTCTTCATGGGAAGAGATACGTGCTTCTGTTGCATCAAACGTAGCCATTAATACTTTCCTTCAGAAAACACGTTAACAAACACTGTACCATCTTCAAGAGCTTTAATTTCATGCCATTCATTAGCAACCAAGTTAACAGGTTGTGTGTCTTTTGTCATGATGAGAGATTTGCCTTCTTTGGTAATTAACACAGAACCAGCATGACACATTGTTAGATGTGCATAAATATGTTCATGACGTGGTAAACCTTCGCCCTTGTTTGCGTGAAATACATTTACGGTTGCACCGTCATAGGTAACGGCATGCAAGGGATGGATAAGTTGAGTCATAGCTCTTGAGTACCTGTGCTGACGGGCTGAATCGGGACATACACAGGAATTTCAACAAAGGTTTCGGAGTCTACATTGTAGCAGTGGGTGTTTCCCAAAATACCGTTTGGACAATCCAGCCAAAACAATGGTTGCGCCACCTCAAACGGAGTTTCGACAATATCGCACACACGAACGCCCAGAGCTTCTTGGGTATTTGGATTAACAACTGTTTCCATTGGTGAAATTAAAACTTTCATATTTACCACTCCACAATGACAATACCACCGGTTCCAGCCGCGCCTGTTGATGATCCTGTAGTTATTCTTGCACCACCACCACCGCCGTTGCCGTAGCCTGTGGCCACAGCGCCGTTACCATTACTGTTGTAGCCGTACCCTTGACCGCCACTCCCTGCAATAATGCTCGTTCCGGGAGCGCCGGGAAATACATAAGACGTTCCGGATGCAACACCACAAGCCAAAGGTTGGCCACCTCCAGATGCGCCTCCGCTACCTGCCAGCGACCAAGCTCCAGCACAGTTGTTAATACAAATCCCACCCGCTCCAGAAGAGCCTGTAATGTTTAAATCGCCTCCAGTTCCAGTGCCACCGGCACCATTGGAGCTAGAGGTGTTTGTAGGTGTTGAGGCAGTAGTTCCTCCAGTTGCAGAGCAATAAGCACCAAATGAGGATGTGCCAGCAACCCCTCCTACAGTTACAGTTACAGTACCACCAGCAGTCAACCCAGTGACATACTTAATTGCAGCGCCGCCACCACCACCGCCACCACCTGCCGCTGGCTGGTTACTGGTGCTTACGGAACCACCCCCACTACCACCCCCGCCAATTACTATAACCTTAACCGCGGTAACGCCAGTAGGAACGGTAAACGTGCCAGACGATGTAAAGACTTGTCCACCAATGCCTTGAAAGGCAGAGGTTACAACTGACCAAGCTCCATCACCACGCAAATAAGTGGTAGAATCCGGAGTGCCTGTTGCATTCACCATTGCTGGTGTTACTTTTGTAAGTGCCATTAATTATTCTCCGAAGGCCAAGTAAATTGCAAAGCTGCCAACACATCCACAGAACTAGCTGCATTAACAGCAGTAAGATTGCTCTCACATGCTGTACGAATTGCTGCTCGTTTCTGCAATGTAGCAGAATCTACAGCTTCCCCTGTTTCTGCTTTACGGGTAATTTTATAATCCGTAGGAGAAAGCATAGCAAATGCTGTGGCTTTAATTTGTGCTGTAAGCTGTGTCTTAACTTGTGTTAAATCTTTAGGATTGCCAACACCCCAGTAGAAACGTTGGTCGTAATTTTCTGGTTCAGGTTGCTCAACAATTCCAAGAGCATCTTTTTCCTCGGCTGTTGACAACCTTAGAAAGTTTGCAGGATATTGAATAGCAGCATCACCTTCACCAATAGTAAAAGGCGTATCCAGCGGTAAAGATTTTCCATTTAGTACAAACATTTATTTCACCTCAAAAAAGTTGCGTTTAGATATATTTTCTTTTGCAGTCAAGTATTGCAGATTATTTTCTACATGAAGACCGCAAACAAAATCACCCTGCAATGGAACTATATGATCTACATGATATCCATCAGGCCTGTTTGCATATATGTCTTTTATCTTTTGTTCATCAGCCCACGATGGCATTTGCTTGCGTTTTGCAACCATGTGCTTTGTTGCATAGTGCGTCTTGTACTGACGGGTGCGAGACATACCATGCTTAAAGTTCATGTCGTACAAAACTTTTGATGACTTCTCTTTTTGTAAGCACCCGCAAGATGTAGTCATACCTTTTCTAAAATTCATTCCAAGAATAGATTTTGTATTTCCACAATCACAAGCGCATATCCACCTTGTATTTTTGTATTTGTCTCTGCCATCTTCACGCAAGATAACAAGTCTTCCATATCTAGCGCCAGTTTCGTCTTTGCTTGGTGTAAATTTTTGCATTACATTTCCTCAACGGGCAAGCGAGTACTTCGTTGGGTTCTCGGCAAATGCGGCAAATATGTAGGTTCCAGAACTTGTATTCATACTTGAACCACTATCTCTTATTTTGAAGCCGTTTGATACTATGTCCATGTAATAAGGGGTAGCTTCGGCATTTGATACGTTTGGAAACAAACTTTTATCTGCTACGTTGTAACTATCTCTAGCCGTGTCATGCAGATTCCAGTCACCTGTGCTGTCTGAACGCTTAACTAAAACATAAGCGGGTCTAAACCCTGTGTACACAAAAGGCCCATCAGTAGACCCGTTGCCTGTGTAGCTGCCAAACTTGGAGTAGCCAGCGACTTCGGAGAACAGGTAGGCAAGATAGCTTCCAGCACTTCCGTTTGTTGCAGTCGAAACACCAACACTAAACACAGAAGATGTTGGCGCAGTGTTATTCCAAATTGCTGTGTTTGCAGTTATTGCATTGGTCAGGTTCAAGGCCAGCCAATTACCAGCTCCTGTTGATGCGTGATAGACAAACCAAGAGTTAGCACCAGAGTCACGCTGCTTGACAATTACCATCTTCGGCGCAACGCCAAGACTGTGCGCAACGTTCTGCGTTGACCCGTTGCCAGTATAGGTCACAATGTCAAAGCCAGAAGAGACACTTTCTTTCCATTGCCAGCCTACATAAGTAGCACCAGAACTGTTGTAAACAGCATCGTTTCCACCAAGAGTAAACCCGTCAGAAGTAAATGCTGTGATTGACGATGCGCGTGTTTCCTCGGCATCTGTGTTGTTGCTGTTAAGGTCTTTAGTTGCACCACGAACAGCGTCTTGCAATCCGTTATCAGTTGCAGCACTTCGGCTCTTGACCCAAACCAGATCAGGCTGGAAACCTGCACCAGAGATAGTCTGACCTGTTGCACCGTTACCTGTGTAAGTCACAGCATTGAAGTAGCTTCCACCCTTCTTGATAGTCGCATCAGGCAAGTTCTGCGTGTTCAGTGCTTTGAAGCCTGTGGGTGGGGTATATGCGAATGGGCGTTGACCGAAGTTGGCTGTGGCGGTCCATGTTACGGATGTTCCTGTGTCGCAGATTGCAGGAAAATACGTTGAAGCGGAGATTCCTGTAAACGCAACACCCATCGAGCTACCGTTTCTAAATAACTCCAAAGAACCAGAATCAGCATCAAAGGCAATGCCAATAATGTCGCCAGTAGCAGCGGCTGAACCATACGAAACACCAGAGCCGTTATTCCACTTCTCCCCGTTGCCTCGATAAGCATATCCTCTGCTTTGAGAATAGAACTCAGTCGCTGACTGCGTGTTGTCGTTGATACCGATCATCATGTGCGAGTCGGTCGTTCTCGCAGTAGCAGTAATCTCCCAATACCACTTGCCAGACGACATTCCAATCGTGCCGTAGTTGTTGCTTGCTCCACTGGTCGGAGTGACGCATTGCAAGTTGCCATTGGTGATAGTTCCGACACCAGTTGATGCTGCAATGGTTGGGTTCCAAGTTGCATAGTTACCACGCCCATTCCCGCCATCAGCCCACATTGTAGGCACATCAAGCATTGAGTCGTAGGTAACGCCAGCAGTCACCGAGATGTTGTTTGGTGTCCAGTTGTTACCGTTGCCTGACCAATCTTTACCAATAGTAGTAGAAGTGTTGCTACTGTTGTCTGAGAAGTTTAGATAAAAACCGTTAGTGCCGTATGTACCTGTGTACTTCTTAGGCTTCCACACGCCAGTGATGGCATCGGTTTCACCGAAGCTCGATGGAGTCAGGGCTTGACCGTCAATGAAGTTGATCTCGGTTAGGTAGCCATCAAATGTATTACCAACGGCTGGGGTGTAGCCAACGTAGTGTGAAACAGTATTTTTATTCCAGTAAGGGAACGTGGTGTATGAGGCTCTCGCATCAGTTGCCCAAGATGTAATCTCTGAGCCGTTGACATAAACACGAAATCGCAAAGCGGCAGTCGCGTTGCTCATATCCGCAACGGCGATTATGTGTAAAAATGCAGAAGGGTCTCGATAAACCGCATTACTGACTAGCAGGTTTGCACCATTCAACCCGACCACGATTTGGTTGCTGGCGTTGAAATACAAACCTTCCCCACCTGCATAGTTTGGGTTAAAAATAGGAGACCATTGATTTAACGCGCCTCGTTTCGCCCAAGAACTCCAAGTAAAGCGATCACCGTTTGTTGGTGTGCCAAATGTCCTATTGAAATAAGCACTTGCACTAGAGCGCAGACGCACAGAACGGCTAATGTTGTAGCCGTCATCGCCCTGTAAAAGATTGTTAGTAATTACACTCATTTAACGTCCGTAATAAGTTTGGCTGTAATGCGAGTAGAACTCTCGACATAGTAAGCCAAGACGTCTACGGCGCTAGCAGTGGTTGTAAGGGTTGGTGCAGTACCATTAGAAAACTTCCAATAGCTGCCATAAGCCAATGTACGAGATCCTGTACCGTCTTGAGTAATAACAATCACACCAGACTGACCAGCAACCAAGTTGCTTGGGTTAGCCAGGGTACGGTTACCACCAATTGTCAGGCTATAGTTGTTTGTTACAGCAAAGTCAGGAGTAATGGTAACACCATCGGTGAGAGCTGTTACAGCACCTCGTTTAGCTCCTGTTGCAGTTTCTGCACCAGCAAGGTGCATTACCGCAGTATCGTTTGCAGGGGTGTAGCCAATATTTCCTACTGCTGCACCTGGTGCCATTTTAGCGGCAGTTACTGTTCCGTCACTTGGGGTGCCAATTGCCAGGGGTGTACCATACACCACCTCAATATTGTTTGTTCCAGAAGGAGGAGCAGTACTAAATGTTAGGGTTGTACCAGAAACTGAGTATGTTGATTTAGCTTGATAAACACCACTAATGGAAACATATGTGTTGTTCTTAGTACTGGGATCTGCAGCTAAAGTAAATGCTGTAGTAGAACCGTTTCCACTAAACACATCTACGTTAACGTTTGTAGCACCCAAACCGGATTGACTAGCAAACCAAGTACTTGTTTCCAAGTCGGCTACCAAGATAACCTGGCTGTATTGTGAACCAATTTGAACACTGGTTGCACCATTAATTGTGTCGCTACCGGCTCGGTTAACTGTTACAACGTTACCATCCGATGTCCATTTAACAATAGCAATTTTAAAGCCATCACCAACAGTACTAATAGTAGGCAACGTGATAGTAACCGCACCGCTAGTAGTAGTAACTCGAATAAGGTCACCAGCATCTCCAGCTACAACTGTATAGTTAGCACTCTTGTCTTGTACAGCAGAATACAAACCAGAAGCGGCTGCAGCAGCAGCGGCAATTGCTGAAGTGTTGGCTGCAGAGGCGCTAGCGGCAGCATTTGTTGCGCTAGTTGATGCGTTGCTTGCTTGTGTTGTTGCAGTCGTTGCTGCCGTAGAAGCTGTGCTGGCGCTTGTAGAAGCAGAAGAAGCACTAGCAGCGGCTGCTGTGGCACTTGCAGAAGCAAGAGTAACTGAATCAGCTAAAGCGCCTTTGTTAACACGCATTTCAACAGTAGAACCCACAGCAAAGATGTTTGCAGTGCTGTCGTCCTGCGCTCGAACAATAGTTAGTGTTGTACCACTGCGGGCAGTACACTTAACAATTTCACGAACTGTTTTAGTGCTGTCTTCAATGGTAGCATAAAAATAATCGCCACCTGTAGGTGACGGAAATAAACTACCTGTACCTGTGGCAACAACGAGAGTGGTGTCAATACCACCCAATGCTACAGCTAAGGTGCTTTTAGCATTGTTTGCGAGAAGAATGGTCATTAGTTAATTCCTACAAAATTAATAGTAGACCCGTTCCAGGTCAAATCTGTTTCATCATTTACGGGACTCATCGGATCTGGAACAAAGGAATCTTGTGCAGGATATGGACGAGAGAAAGGCACTGTGATTTTCTCACGTTGTACCTTTAGAAGAGTTTGAGGATGACGAGTTTCCCAATCCTCTCGGCAAACCAT